ATGGAAATGAAAGAACAAATTATGAATGATGTTCTTTTAAAGCCCGATGAATGGTACAATGCCTTTGTTGGTGGTAAAATCCACCGTAAGCATGTAAAAATGACAGCTGAAGCTAAAAAATTATAGCGGTGTAAGTTTAAGAGCTTTAAATTTCATTGGCGAATATACTTTTACTTTTCCGTGCGAATCTTCTATTTCCAGAGTTACAAAATAACCTGGCTTCACGAAAAGTTTTTTGCCATTGGCCTCAATTGTTATTGGTTCGGCGCCATCATATTCGATAACATCGATAGCGCTATTGATTTTATTATATTTTTCGTAGCCTTCTGCGTCAGGTGCTCCATCTTCAACATTGACGTATTTCTTTAACTCTTTTTCGTCAATAATGTCAGTGTCAAACGGGTCCTTGAAATTTCTAATTTCAAATTTGCCTTCTTCATCCGCAGGTCTAATCTGAAACAGTTCTTGTTTAAAATATGATACACGATCATGCTGTTTCAAGAAATCTGCAAATGAAATCGTTTCATGTTTTTCAGAATCGATTTGCTTCAAATAGTCTTTAAATGACTTGTCGGCCATGATTGAAAATAGTCCTTAGAGGCTCGTAAAATAACTATTTATGAAATTTTCAAAATACTACACTTATTCAAAGTGAATATTTGAAAATCCATTCTCTTTGACTACAGTTAGTTGGCGATCAAATCTGCCTCCAGTTTCAGACCTATTTGAAATTATCCAAATTCCTAATCCCTCGTCTCGTGATTTATTTTTGATAGTTTTAATTACTGCTTCTAGACCTTGAACATCTAGAGAAGCCTCTATCTCATCTAAAAATAGACAGTTAACCGCGCTGTGAATTTGATGAAATACATCTCTAAAAGCCAAAGATAGCGCCAGATTTACGCGTTTTTTCTCACCACTTGACAAATTTCCAAAATCTAATTCACGATCAAATTCAGAAACAGAGCAGCTCATATCATCATCAAATTTGACAATATGCGGCAGACCTAAATCATGAGTATACGAATTAATTCTAGTGTTCAAAAATGGAATTGTTTTATTGATGATTTTCTTACGAACAAATGAATCCTTATTGGTTAATAACTTCAATAAGAATTGCTGGTGTTCAAGATGTTTTTTCAAAGCATCTAGTTCTGAAAAGTTAACTTCCTCAATAGATTCTTCCTTTAGAACTTCATATGCTTCAATATGAGGATTTGTTCCAGCTTTTAATTCTTGCAATTTCTTATTAAGTTCTTCAACGCTAGACTGTTTGCGAGTTGCTTCTGTGATAGATGAAAATTTACAAATGCTTTGCGCATCTTTCTGTTGCAATAAAATTTCTTCGAGATCTTTACTTGTTTTGTCATTCTTTTCGACAAGCATGACAGCTTCAGCTTCACATTCATCGAGCGTCTTTTTAAGTTCATCGATCTTTTTATGGCTGTCAGCATATTTCTGTAAACAGTATGGACATTGATCGAGTTCAAGATGTGATAACTGCTTCATCAGATCTTCGATCTGTTTTGTTTTTCTCGAAAGATCTTTGTCAATACTCTGCTTTTCGGTGTTGAGCTTAGTTATGTTTGGTTTTAATTCTAGTAATAGCTGATGTGCCTCAGTTTCAACTGAGAAGTCAATAAGAGATAGGTCCTCAAGATCCGTGATTAATTTTTGAATTTGAGCGTCCCTTTCAGAATCCCATTTTGTTATTCTGAGTTTGGCCTCTTCCAATTGTTTTAATTGTCTGTCACGTGCTTTAACTTGCTGATCAATTAACTTTTCTTTGATCTGAATATCAGTTTCAGTTTCTTTAATCATGTCCTTCAGATTTGCGGCTTTTTCTGATAAGATCGTGATATTGAAAAGTTCTTCGATCAATGTTCGTTGATTTGCGACCGACATTTCCAAGAATGGAACATCGCTGCCTGAGAAAATGATAACCTTGACAAATAGATCATAACTAAAGCCAATTAATTCATTGACCTTTTTATCAGTCATGGCGATACTGTCTGGCGTAATGTCTACACCATTTTGAAAAAGTTGCACCGTGTTACTTTCGCCACGCGTTCTATAAATTTCAAATTCATCTTCATCTTTAGAAAAAGATAAACGAACTTCCATCAAAGTATTCTTTGATGAATTTGTCTTATTGATCAGACGTTCTTTGCTGATATTCGAAATAGGTTTGTTAAAAATGGCATATGAAATCGCATTAATTATCGTGCTTTTGCCAACACCATTTGCACCACCAGTGTCAACATTTTTGCCAATGATTAATGTTGTGCCATTGAAATCAATATCCAATTCTTGGATAGCATTTCCAAATGAGAGGAAATTTCGTACTTCGAGTTTTTTAAATGTAATCATAGTAATTTATAGATCTTTACAAGTTCATCATTTGAAATGGTTGTAGTTCCCGGAACCTTCAATAATAATTTTTCTACCATCTGATCGATATTACTTAGTTCCAATGAAGCAATTTCTGGATCATCTTCATTGTCTCCAATAAGCGCCTCTTTTTTCTCTAAAGTATTTTCTTCAATTACGAACTCGCGTAATGCATAAGTTTCAATCATAGCTTGTTTAATGTTTTGCGCATCCTGGTAACCAATATCCACATCTTTCAAACAGCGAACCTTTGAACCACGCCTTGGTTCCCAAGGTTTTTCGGATGATAGACTTGATAGTGTAATTTTATAATACAATGGCGAACCTTCCCAATTAATAAACTCAACATCATCATTGCGTGTATCAACTATTGCCATGCCTCGATCGGCATCTCCGGCATCACCATAATTCGATGGGAAGGTATTACCAATATAGATGATATTACCTTGAACTTGCCTTTTGTGGAAATGTCCAGAAAAAATGAAAGTAGGTTTGCCAAAAAGCTTGCCATCGGGACCATGGTCCAATTTATGAGTTGCGCCTGTCACTACGAAATCTTTAAATTCAAAATGCCCAAACACATACTTCGCAGAATTAATATCTGATGCAAATTCAATGTATTCATGAGTAAAAAGATATGGCATCAACAAATACTTTTCATCTAACCAAATTGGATCATTCACGATATGATAATTTTTCAATTCATTAAAAACTATAACTGAATGAGTATCACGAGTATGCCGATGATATAGATCATGATTGCCAACAATATGATAAATTGGAAGTCCTAAATCATTTACCTTTTTGGCACCATGATATGACATCTCAAGAGTTTTGATGTTAACCGCATTTCTATTTTCAAACCAATCTCCAAGAAACACGATGTGAGTAATGTCTTTATCTGCTTTAACTTGTTCACAGAAAAAATCAATAAAATTCAAACAGTCCTGGTTATGCACCACGCTATTGTTGAATTTTCCCCAATGGATATCGGTGAACATTGCGACCTTTTTAATCGCAGTAGACATTACCTTATTCGCCATGATTAGCCCTTATTCATCGGATGAAATTTTGAGTGTGGCCTCAGCGTATTGTTCAACCACCTCGCCTTTACTATTTTCAACATATGTCGAAGATGGATTCAAACCATTTTCGACCATCATTGAATCTCTAATATTTCTATGCTTCTTTTCATCGGCCATGTACTGCAGAAAACTGTTATGAATAACTGTAGTGTAAAATGAAAATGGATTGCTTGAACGTTCTGGATCGAATTTTAAACCATTTGCGCACAAATTGATCAAAGCAACTGAAACCATATCTTCTCTAAACGAATATCCCGAAAAATTTGATTTCTTTGAATACCTTTCAGTGATCAAAATAAACATTCTTGCTAATTCATCTGTTACTTTGCCTAGCTTTTTAGCTCTAATTACTTCTTGCAGCATCTCTGCGTTGGTTACGTAATGACCCTTGGTGCTTGTGGACTTCTCTCTCTTGATTTTTTTAGGTGCGGTGGCCATCTATGTGGGCTCCTTTATATGAAATACAACAATGGTTCTAAGATAGATACTATCTAAAAAATGAGTTTTTGGATCACAAGATTAGTTAAATTAGTGGAAGGACACTGTCCTATAAGCTATTTATTGATCAAAAAATGACAAAAGGCCAAAAAGCTGATTTTTGAACTTTACTAATTTTGATAAATATACAATTATGGCTCTTGAAAGTGAAAGCGGTCTATGTCACAATTTAACTTGCTGCTTGAAGTTCAGGCAATAACTGAAATTCAGCATATGAAGGATAAGCCTGCCGTGGTGGTAGTAGGCAGATTTAATCCATTAACTATTGGTCATGAAGCCATGATTAAAGCTGCGCATGAATTTGGTGAAGAAAATGATATCCCAAATTTGATAGTTGTCATCGTGGCCGGAGAAAGTAATTCTGATGATAAGGAAGCAAACCCATTATCTGGTGAAGAACGAAAAAGATTTATTGAGTCTTCTGATGTTGCTGTCCTTATTGATAAAGTATTAATATCTGAAAATGCATTTCAAGCGTTAATGCGAGTTCGTAAAGCTGGATTTGAACCGATTGCTATCGCGGCTGGCCCTGAAAGACAAAAAAGTTATTTGGGTATTTTAGACACGTATTTTTTAGATAAAGCTGGAAAGCCAATAAAACATTTCATTGTGCCTGGCATTGACAGAAATGATACTGTTGCAAATGGTACTAAAGAAGAAAAACATGCAGAAAATGAAAAACTTCTTAGTAAGTTACAAAACGGTGAGGGTATAGAAATAACTGATGTCTCATCTACATTGGTAAAAATGGTTGTCAAACAAAATATGAGAGATGCGTTTGATAAGCTTACGGGATTTGAAAATAATCCTGAGATAGGCCAACAGATGTTTGAATTACTTAAACAACGAATCTTGGGGGAAAAATGAGTAACCTTGGAGATGCTGCATCTGTTCCACAGGCACAATCTGCCGTATTACAATCTGTTCAGCAAAAAGCTTCGGAAGTTTCACAGAAATTAACCGCAACTGGACAGGGCGAAAATTTTTCACGCCTTGGTGCCTCAGCGGCCTCAAAGATATTAGGCAATCAAACTGTTAATGCATTTTCTGGTTCTAACCCTTCTTCCTCACAATTAGCTGGAGTGACAAGAAGTAATACTCCAAATGAAAACAATCAGAACAAAACGATTATAACATTAAAAACTTATAGTCAACAGGATCGCCAAGTGATCAAATTTCTTGCGAATCCAATGATTTCTGATAGCCGTGATGCTTCTTATGATAGTATTTCCGTTTCTCATCACCCTGGTGAAATTTTAAAATATAAGTCGACAAATTCACGAACATGGACGCTAAACAATATTAAATTAGTTTCCAGAACTGCTGCTGAGGCCACTGAGAATCTCAAAAAGCTCAATATGATAAGATCATGGGTCATGCCATATTATGGTCAAGGCACTGCTGAAAATTTTGATTTAATGTTTGGCGCACCTCCACCGGTTTTAATATTTTCAGCATATGGTTCTTCAAATATCGATGAACATCCAGTTGTTTTATTGAGCTACAATTTTGCCTATCCTAATGACGTAGATTATATTGAATGCCAAACTGACACCGAGGCTGGGATTATGTCAGGAACACCATTTCCGATTTTATGTGATATTTCTATCACTCTTAAAGAATCATTTTCACCGGCACAATTTTCTGGTTTTAATCTTAGTGAATATCGAAATGGTAAATTATCTTCAGCATATAGGCCGCCATCGCCTATTTCACCGCCTGTAAATATTAAGAGCAGCGCTGCTCAGACGCAAGCGCAATCGCCTGCGGCCGGCCAAACCTTTGTGGATTCTGCTCGTAATCAAAGAGTTTCTTTGCCTACATCTTCACCAATGCGTCCATTATCTGATGCCAGATTTGAAGCAGCTGCTGGAACGTCCGTAAACGCAACAAATATTAAGGTACCAATTGTTAAATTAGGAGATTCTGCACGAGAATTATCATTTGTCAGGCCTAGAAGAGCGGCCCCAAATTCTCCAGCAAGTGATAATACCGGCGGCGCGTCTGGTAGTTGGTAACTCATGAAAGTTCAAATAGAGACAAGGATTCCTAAATGGAAAATAATAGTGTTAATTTAAAAAAATCTAGGTATGTGAATGGTGGAACAACGGAAGCTACCAGCTTTTCATTAGAATGGTGGGAAAGAAATTTTTTTGAATCTGATGAAAGTGACTTAACGTATGCAGTAGAAAATGCTGTTGCTGGTAGATTAGATTTAATTGCAAACGCCTTTTACGATGAACCTCGTCTCTGGTGGGTTATTGCTCAATATAATAATATTCTTGACATTTATGGAGAAGTTATTCCGGGCAGAATTCTTCAAATACCTTCAAAAGAACGTGTAATGACATCTTTTATAAATGGCACCATGGGCGGAGTCAAATCGCAAAGAGAACCACTTCAAATAATCACGCCAGTTATATTATAAAATGAGTATTCCACAAAACCCACTTGACAAATATACGTCATTTTCTACGCATTATGTTTTACTGCTTGGCAGAAATACTGAAGCGCTACGCGCATTTAAACAACGTGAATCTTTAAGTGGAACTAATCTAAATTTAAATGAATTAAATCGACTGCGACTTGGCGAAAAGTTACCTGGCCTCGGCGCTCAAAATGAATTATACATGATCTGCGATTCAAGAAAAATTTCTCTGTTTAGAATTAATTCTGTTGATTTTGAAACATTGTATGCTGGAGGTGATGCGGCATCATCGCACATTATTAGCGGTTTAATAGACATGAAGCTTAGCGATTCTACTGGAATTGCCTTCATGAATTTTTTAAAATACATGGCAGATGAAGTACTCGGTTGCAGTTTAGTTAATTGTTTTTTCTTACTGAAAATTTTCTTTGTTGGCCACACGCACGATGAAACGACGGAAGTCATAAACACGACTTCAATACCGATGATGTTGCAATCTATGTCATTTGAATTTGGATCTGCGAGCACAATTGGTGTTTCACAATATGATTTAAAATTCATGCCAACATTTGCGTCAGGAGAGGCCACACATCAATTTGTTCCCACTGATAGGATTTCTACAATTGCAGCCAGGGGAGCCCAGACTACGCTTGGTCAAGCTTTAGATTCTTTACAGAACGCGCTGAACAGAATCAGTAAAGAATATTACGATAATACGCAATACCAGGCGTTAAATGAGAATACACAGAAGACTGAACCTGCTGTTTCGTCTAAGAAAAAGGGCAGATTGGTTTTATATAAAATTTCACTGCCAGGAGATATACCTGGTCTAGAATCAACGACTAAATGGAGAGATCTGTCGTATTCAGTTGGCGTCTATGACAAAATTGAAGAAATCTCACATAAGATTACAACAGAAACTGCCGAAAAACAAAAACAACTTGATTCAAGAAAAGAAGCAGATAAAAAGAATAAGCAATTAAAAGATGATGCTGTTTATAAGGCTGTTCCACGAAATATGACAATAACAGAAGTGTTAACGTCAATTCTTAATTCTTGTATAGATGTTAATCGAAAAGCGTCATTTAAAAGTATTGAAGAAGGTAAAATTGTTAGTTTTAAAATTTTAACAAATATCACAGCAAATGACGAAACAGTTGTCATCCATTTTGATATTGTTGAACATATTTTCGTTAATAATAAGCCTGAGAAAAACACAAAAGCTGTTAGCTTAAATGATAAGTATTTTATTGATAATGAACGTGGTGAAAGGGTTCCTAAAAATTCCTTAGAGTATGATTATGTTTTTTCTGGAAGAAATACTGACATATTAGATTTTGCGGTTAAAATTGACGCATCAGCTGCGATTTTTAGTATACTTAATAAAACTAAATCTACTCCAGATGAAATTAGAAAAAATGATTTAGGGCAGTCTGATAATCCAAATGGTAGCAAATCATCTGACAATACGAAAAATATCTCTACTAGAGATATGAAATCTCATGATATGGTTGTTGTACCGCCAAAATCTATAAATGAAAGGACAGGATATTCGAATTTGGCTGAAGGTTCGCAGGAGAGGGCTGGAATTTCAAGTACGTCTCTCGCTAAGGCCAAACAGGAATATCTAAAGGTTTTAGCTGATATACATGGTCAATCATCGCTTAGCACAAAAATGAAGATCAGGGGGAATCCAGATCTTTTTGTTAAATCGATGGGCGATCAAATTATGCCTCATGTGTCTATTTCTCCAGGAAGTTTATCACCAAATAAAGAAGTTACCTTTTTAGACAATTCTATTAGGGAATACAATGAGGCGCTTGCAAAACGATTAAATCCGATTGCGCTTTCTGGCAATAATCCTTTAATGACAGGTTACGATCTTGCGGTTTCTCCCTTATACATAAAGGTAAATATATACGGACCTGCAATTGATCCAATTTTTGGAAATGAATTGATGCCTGGCGTAGAAAAGTTTATTCAAAAATATTTTTACGAAGGCTGGTATTTTGTTTTCAAGATTGTTCATTCATTAGAAGGCAATAATTTTACGCAAGAATTTAGCATGGGCGCAATTGAAGTATTCAAGTCTGCGCTCATCACGTCAGAGAACGTTAAATGAAACATATATTAGAAGATGATTTTAGTAGTTATCCATTTATAGTTGAGGGGATTGTTAAGAATACTAACGATCCACAGCAAATGGGACGCGTTAAAGTTTGGTGCCCCGCAATTGATGGTGATGAATATGAGGAAGAAAGACTACCATGGGCTGAATACGCTGCGCCATTTGCTGGTAGCGTAGAAGATAAACCGGCAGGCCCACAAAAAGCCGTCTCTGCAGGATTTACCTCTTATGGCTTTTGGGCAATACCTAAAGTTGGAGCTCGTGTCTTCGTGTTCTTTATTCATGGAGATTTGAGCCGAAGAGTATTTTTTGCTGGAGCATTTGGCCTTCACAAAAATAGATCATTGCCGGCCGGCAGAAATTTAAATGAAATGAATGAAGATGGCCCGTGGACAGATACTTATGATAAGTTGCAGCCAGCTTACTCAAATTTACGAGAGCAATTTGGAAATAATCTTGATGCCTCACAAGCAAAAACACGAGGTGCATATGAACGTCAAGTGGCGCAAGCGAGAACAGAAAAAACTGGTGAGGAAGGATATGCACCAGATCCTATTAGACCAACAATAAAAGATCCAGCTTCAAGTGCTACTGAGCCAAATTTAGATCCACAAGTTTACTGCTTAGTTAGTCCTGGCCATCATTCAATGATAATGAGTGATCAAGCAGACCATTGCCGGCTTCGTCTAAAAACAGCCGCCGGCCATCAGGTTATATTTGATGACACCAATGAAAGAATTTATATTTCAACAGCTCGTGGCAAAACTTGGATTGAATTAGATGAAAATGGTCATTTGCATATTTTTGCTGCTGATAGCCTTTCGGTTAGATCTGGCGCAGATATAAATTTAGCTGCCGATAGAAATATAAATCTTCAGGCAAAAGGCTCAATTAATATTTCAGCAGATGGCTCATTAAAAGCTGCTGGAAAAGCTGGACTACATTTATCTTCATGCGGCGTTACTTCAATATCGGCCAGCGCGGATTTGAATTTAAATGCTGGCGGCTCAATCTTAGAAACTGCAACTAAGATTCATCTTAATGGTCCCACTGCACCGTGCCCTGAAGCCCCAGATTCAATTACGATTATTCCAGGACATGAACCATGGGAAAGACCCGAAGAGAGTAAATATACACGAAATCCTAATTGGAAAAAATAATGGCTACCAAAATTTACTATAAAGGTTTTTCTTCAAATCAGTGGCTTTCTATGGGACAAAAAAGTTTCGCTACGTCCAATATAGAAACTGTTAAGAACGACCTCTATAATCATATTTTTACTGAGAAGGGCGAAAGAGTCATGATGCCAAATTTTGGCACTAGGATTCCATCACTAGTATTTGAGCAAAATGATGAAGCTACTTTAGAAATCGTACGTGAAGATCTTATTGAAGTTTTTAATTATGACCCTCGCGTTAGATTATTAAATTTGGAAGTTGTTCCGCTGATGGACAACAATGCAATCGTGGCTTTTGCAGATCTTCTATACGTAGAATTTAATGTTCAAGATGTTTTAAGAATTGAAATCCAAACCGCATAACTTAATGAGATAAGACATGGCAATAAGAAATTTAAACGCTGCTGAAAGTTGGGAAAAGGTTTATCAAGCTTTTTCTGAAGTCAATTTTACTGCATATGATTATGATACGATTAAAGAGTCTTTATTGCAGTATGTAAAACTGTATTATAAAGAAACTTTTAATGACTTCATTGAATCTTCAGAATTTATTGCCATCCTTGAAATGTTTGCTTATGTTGCTGAGCAATTAGCATATCGCATAGATATGATGGCCCATGAGAACTTTATTACAACAGCCCAAAGAAAGCAATCAATTCTTCGTTTAGCACGTCTTATTTCTTATAAAGCCAGTCGTAATATTCCTGGCCGTGGTCTTGTTAAAGTTTCTTCAGTGTCTACTTCTGAGCAGGTGTTTGATTCTCTTGGCAATAATCTTGCGAACCGTGTAATTGTCTGGAATGATCCAAACAACACTTTATGGAAAGAACAGTTTTTCTTGGTAATGAACAGAATTATGACAAATAATTTTGGACAACCAAGTAAATCATACCAAGTTAATGATGTCGCCATGCAGCTTTATTCCCTGAATAATGATCCAGCTTCATTTAATAACGGTGTGTATTCATTTAATGTGAATACCGGAATTGAAACATTCCAAATGGAAGTTGTTCAGACTGATATTGATGAGAATGGCCCGTATGAAAAAACGCCGGATATAAATTCACAGATGCCCATAATTTACGCAAATGACGGTATCGGCGACGGCTCAGATTACAGTGGTTTTCTATTTTACATCAAACAAGGAAGTTTAATCAGATTAGAATATTCTTTTGATGATCCTATCCCAAATCGTAGTATTGAGCTTAACATTGCAAATGTTAACCAAACTGACGTCTGGTTGAATTCTGTCGATGAAGATGGAAATATCTTAGAAGTTTGGGATGAGGTTGAAACAGTTAATGAGCAGAATTTAGTTTACAACCAAAATAAAAACAGAACTAAGTTCGAAATTGAAACATTAGAAAATGATCGGATAAAAATAAGTTTTGGTGATGGTGATTTTTCTGATATCCCACTTGGCAATTTTTACATTTGGGTACGTCAATCAGCGAATAGATCTATCGTTATTCAGAAAAATAAATTAACAAGCCAACCTATCAATTTTACATATACCTCAAAGAATGGTACACAGGAAACATGTGCCATGACATTTGGGCTAACTTCAACTATTCAAAATGCTGCCGGTTCTGAGACGTTGGAACATATTCGCCAGACTGCGCCTTTAACATATTATTCCCAGAATAGAATGGTTAATGCGCAGGATTATAATTCCTACATGCTTAAGGATTCAAGTATTTTGCGTCTTAAGGCAATAAACAGAACTTTTGCTGGACAATCAAAGTACATTGAGTGGAATGATGCATCAGGCAATTACGAAAACATTAAATTATTTGGTGATGATTTAATCATATCATATCAACCAAGAATAAACAGCATCAGCACTTCAGAATCTACAAGAGCATTAATCGATGAGGTTTTGGAACCGCTTCTTGCTGAACCTGGCATTTTCAATTTAATTACACACACCGCCGCATCAAATAGTGATTTGTATGGTATCACTAGCATCCCGCGCATCAAATTTATTGAAGATGCTTCAATTGGTTTAGGTACGCCAGATTATGGTAAAGGAAAAGAGAAAACACGTATTCAACGCGTTTTAGATCAACATTATTATGGCGAGCCATTAGAGTATGTGGAAATTGGAGGCGTAATTTATGCCAAAATCGCTGATCCATCTTTAAATCCAAAATTAGATGATAAGATCTATGCTGAAACTGTTCCACGCACTATTGACGGCACCAACCCATATATTTCTGGAGATATCGGCTCAGGATTAAACACTGACGCCAGCTGGGGCGATCCTCCAGGCGGGTCAGAATTTGGATTGAAATTTGTCAGAACAATTCCCGCAATCGCAACAACCGCAACGCTCACGATTGTCACTAGTACATTCGTGCCACCAGCGGCACCAATCCCGGCAATCACTATGACGCCGTACGAAGTATGGACCTTAGAAGTGGCCGATGATTCTAGTACGATAACTGTTGTGTCAAATTTACGTGGTAAGTTTCCAAATGCGTCTGTCGGAACTGCGTATAATTCAGCTTTTGCTGGTGAATCAGTTCCTTTAGAATTTACATTTAATGCCACAGATGCTGGTCCTGGCGATGCATTTATCGTGCGAGTTAATTACAACGCGACAACTAATTCATTTGTGCTTCAGACTCCATCATTAGTAAATCTTACTGGCCGCTGGGAAATTGTAACTTCCACAGGCTCAACGTCAACAGATTTAACCAGCCAAGTTTATTATGATCCGGCTTCCAACGATTTATCTTGGTTGATTTGGGTAAGACCAAATAAAAACTCTTTAGGAGAAACTGAAGGATTTACGATTTTTACCAGAGATATGAAATTGATAGTTGAATCACCAACTACAAAATTCTGGTATAATACAATTCAGCGCATAACTGACGGCGATTCCACGAATCCAGTGAATGATAAAATTAAAATTTTACGTTCAAATCTTAAAAATAGTGGACAAGTTTTAGGTGAAAACCAAGATTACGACGTAATTGGACCATCATATGATTCAGATGGTAAAGTAAACGTAAATCAGCTTGAAGTTTTACCAAGCGATATGATGATTTCTGCGACCAGAACAAGTGTTTCCCCTCAAAATGTATTGCAATTTGAGGACCTTGCCAAAAATTCATTTGATTATTATGTGATCATTGATCCAACAACTGGCGCCCGCACAAGTAAAACACCGTCAGCTGAAGTTTATGGCACATCCACCGATTCAATTACCATAGATGGTGTTGTTTATACCTTTAATAAAGGTGCTTTTATTGACACCACAAATCAAGTTGTTCGTGAATTGAGATATTCTGGTCTTTCTAATAATGGAATTGACTTCATGTGGCAGCACTTTACGCCATATGGTAATTTAATTGACCCTTCTGCAAGTAATATCCATGATATTTTTATTATCACTCGTGGCTATTATGACAATTTAACAAGTTATCTACGTGGCACATCTTCCATAGAGCCAGAGACACCATCACCATTGGAATTACGTAATTCTTATGGTTATCTTTTAAACAACAAAATGTTGTCTGACACGGTGGTGTTACACCCAGGAAAAATCAAATTACTTTTCGGTTCACTTGCTTCACCAGAGCTTAGAGCAAAATTTAAGATTGTCAAATCAGCTTCCGCCACCTTCTCAAGCGAAAGAATTAGACAAGAAGCTCTGGCTGTTATTAATGATTTCTTTTCAATAGATAACTGGGATTTCTCTATTTCATTTTATGCAACAGAACTTATCAGTTTGATTCATCAGAGAATGCCAACTCAAGTTGCCAGCGTAGTTTTAGTCCCGCTGTATTCTACCAATTCATTTGGTTCGTTGTTTACGGTAGAAGCGGGAATTGATGAGATTTTACAGTCTTGCGCCACGATTAATGACATAGAAATTGTTGAAGCACTGACACCAGCTGTATTACGCCAAAAGATATAAAAGTGTGTTTTTCACTTTTCTAAAAATTAAATAAATACACCAACAATAACCCGTTGGTGCATTTATATATGGCGTCAGATTATAAAAAATCTAATCTAGATTTATCAGCCCTTTTGCCTGTTTCACAGCGCAATGATCTTAATACTTCATTACTTGAAAATTTATTTGGGCGTTTTTTCACTAAGCGTGAAAGTTTACCATTTTATGGGTATGTCGGCGATAAAGATGTATCTACCGATGAATCTAGACCGCTTGTTAACCAACCAACTGTCGAAAGAGCAGTTAACTCACTGACACCGGGTATCTCATTTTCTGTTGGCACTGAACGCCACATTTTTACATTTCAGGACATTTTAAACAGAGCATCAAGTTTAGGAATTGATGTTTCCGCATTAAAACAATGGGGAAGATCACAAACATTCAACTTTGCTCCACCGATAGATTTAGACAAATTTTGTAATTATTACAAATATTATTGGATATCTGCGGGTATAAATCACCCACAAATGTCATGGAATCTTAAAGATTTGCCAGAATATGTAACCATTGCTAGGCCAAGCAGCAGTGATAGGATTAAATTATCAGTTGATGTTGCGACAACTGCGCCAATAACATTAACTGGTTCGGGCCGGCCTCTTAATGAAACATTTACGGTTAAAGCCATATCTCCTACTGAATTTGAAGTCCATAGTTCAGTTAACGGCGCTTTGATGACAGCACCAGTAGATACGCCATATGTATCAGCTGGCGTAATATCATTTATCATTTCAAGCGGTTCAACTCCATTTGCGATCGGCGATACGTTTACTATAACCATAACGCAAATAGTTAATTCATACACTGCAAGTTTTACTGGCTCTGGCTCAGGCACGATTACCGGAATTAAATCTTTAGCCCCTTTCCAAACAGTTGATGGCGTAACGTTAAAGGTCAATCAGCGAATCCTGGTCAAGAATCAAGCTGGTGGCGTCGGTAATGGCATTTACATTGTCCAAAATGGCGCCTTTGAAAGAGCAGCAGATTGCAATTCAGATTCAGATTTAATCTCTGGCGCTTATACATATGTTCTCAGTGGAACAGTAAATGGCCAAAAGGCGTTTTCTACACCTTCAACACCACAAACATTGACATCGATGACATTTTCAGAGAACACAGTTGAACCAAAGTTGAATGATTGGTCACAACATAATTACTGGATTCATGTTGACGACTTGGGCAGTGTTCCTAATCTAGATTTAAGTAAAGTTGAATTTGCTAAGCGACCAATTATTGAATTTCAATATGGTTTAGAAATGGCCAGCGATTCACTTAACGGTGTTCCACAGGCGTATGGTTCACGATCTCTTAATGCCATTCAGCAAAAAACAAAACTAAATCAAAATCCTCTTTTTAATGTATATGATTTAAATGGAGATTTTACAAATTTAGTAAGTCCAATATTCTATTATACTGAAAGTCAAGAATCAGTTTATGACGAAGTTTTGAATAAACGCGTTTTAATTGATGATAATTCTAATTATGTTTTTTCTCAGGGTCTATTAACCATTGATGGTGCTCAATTATTCTACAAAATTCCTGGCTCTGTCAGACCACTAAGAAGCCTTTGGCAGCCAGGACCAACTGCGGCCTCCGTTTCAACGCCAGTTATAGTTTCTGAGAGTGATGCTGCCATAGACAGTCTAATTCCTGGAGAATCAACCAATTCACAGAATTTTACGTTAACGGCATTAAGCTCATCAACATTTTCTGTTGTAGGAAGTGAAGAGGGTTTATTACCAAATTTAACAGTTGGCGTTACGTATACGCAAGAAGCCTTCAGCATGTTAATAAATGCTGGCACTGTCCCATTTTCAGAAGGTGACACGATAACATTTATTATTACAAATGCCGAGTTTCCAAGATATGTCGAGTTAGATGAAAATTTTAATATTGTCACATACTTCGGTGATCCGGCTTCAGATATTTCGCAACATGGAGCATGGTTGACACCAAAGGCCATCCGCGCAAATCTTTTACACGAAAATAGACGCAACATAAGCTCGCAAGATTTGAATTCCCATTTTACGAGCATCATTTCAGCTCAGACTGATTTTTTAGGCGCACCAACTGGTTCAAATAATTGGAGAACTGGAAATAAAGATTATGGCTTAGGTGGCTTGATTAAAGATTTTTCTACAAGTTATGCTTTATTCATTTCTATGTTGCTCCAGCGCGATTTGAGTCCGCTATCAATATTAGATTTCGCTGAAACATCATATCAACAAGCTCTTAATAGCATAACATCATTCTTTGATCAGGACATTTTGACTTTTATAAACCAAAATGGTAATCCTACACCAACTATCACTAATATTTCATCATTTAACGCAAATGATCCTATTACGAAAAAATTATTAGCCGCGTATGAAGATTCTATTAAAAATAGACCAGATCTCGCTCAAGTGTTCTATGATTCAACATCGCCGATAAAAAATTGGATAGCGACTCTCCCATATTTGGGGTTGACGTCTGCTGTTCAACCAAAATATGTATTTGATTCGGAACTTGGATTTAATGTTTTAATACATCATGATGGTCACGCCACACCAGTGATTAGTATTGACGCTGAAGTCAATAGAACACTGTCTAGAGCTAGTGTAAAACGTTGGAATGATCAGATGGTTCCTGGCATCTCAAGCGCCACTGCTCCAACACGAACATCTTCTTCAGATCCACTTTTGTATAAAAATCAGTTGTGGTTTGATAATACAACAGCCGACCTCTATGTATTTAATGTGGTATCTGATACTACATCTCCGGCAACCGCATATCTTAATGATCTTTGGTACAATTCTACTACACAAACATTAAAGCGTTGGGACGGCACGACTTGGCAACCTGAAACATTAACAGCTGCGTGGCAATTAGTTGATTTATCGGCTGCGATTAATTCATTGATTTTTGCTGCAGAAATGAAGTTGTATGAAAATGTTCCAGCAAACATTCAGCAGGTTTGGCCATTAAATAACACAATAGCCACAACTGAAAAATATAAAAATAATCTTGAGTTAGAATTTGCCCGCTTTGCTGCCAAATATGAATATGATCCATATGGCACAGATTATGATGCGGCTAATGCTTTTACTTGGAATTATAAACAGCTTGCAAAATCAGCTGTAACCTCAACATCAATCATGTTATCATTGATGCCTGGCACAACTGTCGGAATTGCAAGATGGCATGATGTTCTTAAAGAACATTTTGATGGTCTTTCTTTGAGCCCAGTACCGGCTGGTTCAATTGGTTTTTCATTACCAACTTGCCGGCCAAATTTAGAACCATGGAAATTAGTTGGATTTGCTAATAAGCCAGCTAATTGGAATTCCGGCATGGGGTCTGGGAACGCATTTTATACTGGAGTAACAGCCACAAGCGAATTAACTCCTGTTGTGGTCGTAAAGACAACAAATATTAATGTAAACGCAGCGCCAAATACTGTAGACGGATTAGCCTTATCTGCCGGAGATCGGGTTTTAGTGGTGGGACAATCTGTTGCTTCACAGAACGGAATTTATGTTGTTAGTTTTGTTGGCAGCGGCAGTAATGGCATTTGGATAAGAGCATCAGATTTATTAAGCGGTTCACAGCCAACCACCGCCGGCGTTAGGGTTAACCAAGGTTATGAATTTAACGATACCATATGGGTTATAACGTCAACTGGCATAATCGGAACTAATGCCATGACATTTTCCCAGAGTCGCCTCTGGTCTTCTGCAATGTGGTCATGGATAGCTGCTAGATTGCCGGCACATCAAGCCCTTGGTGTCAATCCTAGAACTGACGAATTGCTTCCTCCTTATGTAGCTCCTGGCTCGTTCTCTTCACAATACGCAATATCTAATGTTGAGCCCGCAAATAAGACTTCCGGTTATTCTTTTGGCGATAATGGTCCAGCTGAGCTAGTTTGGCGTAAATCAGTAGAATTTGCTTATGGCTTTAATAGGGCAGGATTTAAGGTTGAACCTATCGTCTATTTGAATCGTTGCTGGGGATTTTGCACACAGCATCTGAACAATAATTTATCAGATATTGAGTTGATTCGCTCCACTGGCGCAAGACCATCGCCAGATAAATTTTTATTCCATGGTGAGAAACCGCTTGCAATTACTAGAGATATATCAAAATTAATTTCTGGCACTTTCACTTCAACCACGCTAGTTGAAATAAAGTTACGTGTAACTACACATATAAGCGGTTTAACTAATTCACCTAGTCCAGTTCCTGGTTCCAGCATAGAATTATTAATAAATGGCTCCAAGGTTGGGAATCTATTCGCAAACACGCTTTATTCTGGCTCTTTGGCGGGAATGCCATCAATATTAACAATTCAGAACTTGAAAATATCTGATCAGGGCCGTGGGTTTAGCATTGGTGATGAAATCAATATCACAGTAAATGGTTCCAATAAAACAATAACGTTTGTGCCCGCAACAGTTGAAAAATTTGCCGGTATCAATCAATTCTATACAAATCTGTTGCGTTACAATTCGATTGATACATACACCACGTTTAATTCAAAGGCGTTCCGCAGTTGGACAACTCAGCTTGCGCATCGCGTTAATGGTTTTTTACGCACTGACAATTTGAGCATTTTTACAAATCTTAGCGAGCTGTATGGCACTTCGGCTGAAGCATTAATTAAAATAAATCCATTAGTTAAAAGCATTTGGTTGGAGGCGCTTAGAATTGAATTGATAGCAACCGGTCAACAGCGATATGATTCTCTTGGCGCGATAATTCCTGCAAACTCTGGGGAAGATTGGCAATTTAGAATAGAGACATACAATACTCGTCGCCCTGAAATTTCATATTTTGATTTAGATACAAGCGGCGAATACGTAACATTTTACGCGCTAAATAAAGAAAAAACTGATCAAGAATGGCGTTCATATTCTGAGATTCTAGTATCACCAACATACCCACTCGGTGTAATCACGAGAACTACGCCATTTACGATTACTGGTGTACAGAATGTGATTAATTTTCTAACCGGTTATTTTATGTATCTTGAGCAACAGGGTTGGAGATTTAACAATCAGGATAAACCAGTTATAGATCAAACAACTGGCCGCTCAATTAGCTGGCAGTTAGAAATGGAAAAATTTATCTCTGACGTTTGGTCAGGCATTCAGGTTGGAGATGCCAGCATATTGAATCCATTTACAGAAAAAGTTTGGGTTGATACGCCAACAGGCCTATTATCTACATTTGAATCAAAGGCTTTTATTGACATCAACGCTGTTCCTGGCGTGTATGATTTAGCAAACAGCGTAATCTCCACAACAGATTTAACAGTTATACGCAAAGATCAATTAACGACAATCTCATCAAATGTGCCGATGTTCTCAGTTCACGCGCTAATCGAAGAATATGAGCATGTGATTCTTTTTGAAAATTACGCCGATGGTGAGCTATTGTATGATTCCTATCTTGGAATGCGTATCCCAAGGATTTTCGTAAATGGCGAAAAACAAGTTAACTTTTCTCTGCGCCCATCATTTGGTGGTTATGTATTAAGCGGCAATAATTTAATCAAGAACCTTGAAAGCCATGTAAGCGGATTCATGTCGCAGTATGATGCCGATTATATTTCTGATGATAATCTTACATCACCTCATGCTCTGGCACTTTTTGGTTATTCAGAAAAAGATTATTTTAAAAACTTGAATACTTCTAATCGCTCACAGTTTAATTTCTGGAGAGGTTTAATTCAAGAAAAAGGCACAAATAACGCAATTACCGCGTTCTTTAATTCATCTAAATTTAAAGAATTTGATTTGGATGAATATTGGGCATACAAGATCGCAGAATATGGCGACTCAAGAACAAAAAGCTTTCCTGAAATGAAAGTTCAGGCCAGCGACGCGACATTGCAACATTCTAGATTTGTTTTTGAAAGCGAAGATCCTAGCATAACAGCCGCAATCACCACTTCAGAACCATCTTTCACGCTATTAGAACCTCTAAATGAAGACCGTTGGTTTTCATTAGATGATCTTGGGCAGAATCAATATTTTATTGCTGAGAAAACGGGAACAGTTTCAGTATCTGGTGCTATTAATCAGATTGTTCCAGTGGATCTTAAAACACCGAAGCTTTTCACTCAACCAAAAGTAGTTGCAACACTCAGCAGTCCTAGTTCTGGTTCTATAACCATTGAGCCAGTAGAACTCAAAACAATTAGTTCTCCTCAACAATGGAAATTCCAAGCAACATCTGCCAATAAGTTTAATGTAATTGTTAATAGCACTACCGTTGCAACAAATATTGACGTTAATGCATTAAAGAACGTTAATGGAGTAACATTTAAAATTACAACGGGTTTAACGCCATTTGTTGCTGGTGATAAATTTGAATTTGATATCAATGTTAGTAAACTCTCTGGTTCAGGCGTCAAATTATTATCTTCAATAACAACTTCCTCAGCTGTTTCAATTTTTGGATATACAAACTCAAGTCCAAAATTTAATCCAATGAAGTTGTTCAATTATCAATCAAAAACTTTGGTTGATGATGTTCCAATTTGGAATCCTGCAGCAGGAATTCATGAACCAACATCTTTAGCAGATATTGATTTTACTGATTCATTTGATCCTGCGCGTTATACATATTCTACTCTTGAACTTGGAAATTTAAATCTAAGCCCTCTTAAATCTTGGGGTCCATCACAAATTGGTAAAATCTGGTGGGATACCTCAAACTTGGCTTATGTGCCCTATGATGATGATTCAATTTTCCCTTCAACTGAGGAAAGATTGGCGCGCTGGGGTTCATTATCAGCTTGGGCTACTGTCGATGTTTATGAATGGGTTGAAAGCAGTGTTCCTCCAAATGAATATGATGCTCTCGCGGCCGAACAAGAGGGTAACGTTGAGATTGACGCTTCTATTAGAGCATCTGGCCAAGCTGCTAAACCGGAAACATACTTCAGAGATCGCACCTGGCAAGGTCGTCCAATTGCTTGGTCATATAACCAAGTACCAGCTGCATATCCGTTTGCATCTTCTTCATTTAATTCGGATGTTTATTTTCAATCAATTGCCATAGGCTCAACAAATATAATCTTGGCAACTGGTCGATTTTCTGATTTTGCAATTCAGCCAGGCATGAAATTATCTGCTTGGACAAAAGAATATGAAGATGTATTAGATGAAGTGAAAGAAAAACCAGTCGGAGAGGCTGCATTAGGTACTGAACTTGGAACAATTATAGGTTCATTTGAAAGTTATGGTCCTAGCTGGAATAAATTTACGCAAGCTAGAACAATTTCTACAGCAACGTTCCAATCTTCGATTACGATTAACAAATCGTCTATTAATCCTATTGTTCCATTTATTGGTCCAATTGTTTTAACAACTGGTGGCGTAGATCAGATCACTGCAACTGCGGCGTATACTGGCGAAAGTGAAACTTTAACTGTAACAGAAATTCAACAACCTCAAGGATATGTTGCAGTTTATGATTTTCAGAATTTAGGAATTAAGATTGAGCTGACAACTGCAAACGATAGCACTGTTTCTCCAATTGCTGTGGCTGATATAGTCAATGCACTTGCGCAACCAACTCATGATATTTTTGTACGTGAAATAATTTCTGCAGAAATTGAACTGCCAATTCCAAATAATCATTTGAGCAATGATGATTATATGATTGAATATGGTTGGAGAGCCTGGACAGTTCCAACACAAGATCAACTTAATTCTGATTTGTTATCTCCGAATAATAGTTGGACTCCATATTATGGCGATTATCAAATTGTAAGTCCTATTTCTGCCGATGTTGTTAACGCGATTCAAGATTATAACAACAACAAGCTCATGCTTCGCGATTCCACAGCAGTGGAGAAGTATTCTTCAACTTGGGGACCTTGGCAACTTTTGGATAAAACAGTAATTAAGGAATATGCCACCACCACCAATTTCACAACAACACCTGCTGACATAACATTTGACGGCAAGAGAATTTCTGTTTACAGAAATGGCGGATTATTATCTGGCAGAAATTACACAGTAAATGAGAACACTATTACGTTAGCAGTCAATTCAATTGGTGATGAAATTGTGATAATCCAAAGACCATATTCACCAACAGAAGATGAACTCGCATTTGATCCAACTGTTGAAGATGATGCAACTGTTCAGACACAATATAAACGAGATTACAAATATGTGTCAATTCAGGGAAGAGACACCAGCGGCAATTTAGGCACAACAAAATATTATTTCTGGGTTAAAAATAAAAATATTGCAGCTCGTGGCAAAAATACTTCTGTGCAACAGCTAAAAAATAAATTAAGATTTGGTCCAAGTTTGTATGCTACTTTCCAGGCATTTCAGCCCCCAGCATATTCTTCAGCTGCTGGCAAACTATTACCTGCCAGATATCAAGCATTTACTGTTTCTGGACTGAACAGTATTGTTGTTCAGAATAATGTGTACAAATTAAGATTTACTAAAAATTTTACCTTGCGTGATGATCCTAATCAACTACAACTCAAAAACACTCACACTGAATGGATGCTTTTGAGGAAGTCACAGCCTGTGAAAATTCTCGAAGAATTATGGACAAAATTAACTGATTCTTTGGCTGGTGAAGATTTAGCTGGTAATCCAATTCCAAGTGATAAGCGAAAACAATATGACGCGCGGCATGGCACCACTACAAGATTTGGTCTTAAGGAAGGTCAGGCCCTGGCACCACGTCAGATATTGATTGACGTAGTAACGTACACGATATTAAATACACAGTTAACGATAACTGCTACGGATGGTACAAAATTACCTGATACATTAAATGGCATTATTGATTTTGAAGAATATAATTCTTGGTTTGCAACACCTGAATCTACTAAAGAAACTATGACAAAAATTTGGACATTTGGTTCGGCAAAACAGATTAATGAGATTTTCTTTGCTGCCTTGAATGAAGCGCTAGTAAGTAATTTTGAATTATCTGATATTTTTAAAACCTCTAGAATCATGATTTATGCCGTAAGGCAAATTACATCTCTCACTCAAGGCTAATAAGTATGGCTTCTGGAAATACAACCAAAAATGTAAAGTACATAAAAGCATTAGGCGATTTCGTCAATGATGTGAAACCTTATCACAGTAAATTTACTGAAATTGAGGAGAGTGTTTATTTCTCTGATTCAATGAACGTTAAAATAACTGAAGAGGTTTTTAAAACTGCCATCAGATTGAATAGCGTTTATACACAGAACATTTTTGGAAATGGTGCTGCGAAAACTGTTTATGGAATGACATCACAGTTAAAACGAGGCCGTTCTGAATATGGCGTTGGTTCACGAATTTATACTGTTACGAGTTCACAGCCGTATGGCGCGAAAGACATTGTCGGACTTTCTACGAGACACAGTTCATATTATGCGCCAAATAGTGATGGTTTTCTGTCAGTAAGCGTCAATCAAAAAATAAAACAGCTTGGCCATTCGGTGTTTAAAAGCCATGGAGTAATTTCACTTGACATCGACGCGAACGGCGGAAATCCTCAGTGGCGTGAAACTTTATCGCCTGAGGCATACTGGCAATTATCAAGCACTCAAACTATTCAAATTTCGCCCACTGCAACAAGTCAAACTTGGTCATTAATAAAAATTGATCCGATTGTAACTAATAAAATTCTGTTTAATGGAATCGGAATTGGAGAAAGCACTGCAACGTCAATTGATAATCAGCCTTCAATTAATTTAGACATAGATAGCTTGATTGGCGCAACTTCGCAAACTTGGACTTTAACTGCGATTTCAACTAATACCTTCAGGGTTGTTGGCTCAGTTTCTGGAACGCAAACAAATGCAACTGTTGGTCAGTTCTATGATGGCCAAATTAAATTTACGATTCCAAATTCGCAGTATGCATATTCTGCAGGCAATATTTTCACATTCACCGTTTTAGGTCAACAACCAAGTTATTTAGTATATGGTTCGACAACTGGAATGTTAGCTCCAGCGACAGTTGGCGTGCGCTACGATACAACATACGAGCCAGCTACGCCAATCTCATTCACGATCCAACCTCCAAAATATCGCGGCCCAAATGGTCGAACTGGTACCAACTTTTCTTATGGAAATTTTGACCTAACATTTGATGCACCGCCAAGATTTGATGCTGAGGAAGAAGTTTTTATTATACGTGCAATTGACTCAGGAAGATGTGATGTTATTAGTTCGCGCCGTGGCCATTTGCCAGGAGTAGTAATTGGACAACCATATGTTGACAAATATGTTAAATTCACAGTAACTGGTTCTCCATCTCCAAATGAAGAATTGCGTTTTTCAGTTTCAACTGAAAGACAGTTGCCAAAAAGATTTGGGCAAGATGTTTATATTTTTGGTGAATGTCAATTTTCTTCAGCCCGCGTCATTGGAATTTCTTCAGTGCTTCACAGTACTGCTTCTGAGATTCAGATAAAACAATATCTTAATGATATATTATATTTTAAAACTGCAGTCTCTTCAAGCGCCACAACATTTACCGCTTCTTCAATAATACCTATAAGATTTGAAGGTTCACCGGCTCCGGGAGATGAAACAAAATCCACAATTAAATTATTGAATCCAGTAAATGGTGAATATACTGCCGGAACATTGACGCTGGCGACAAATGTTTTATCGTTAACAAATAACTTTGTCAATACGTTTTTGCCACTCAATAAACCGTGCACCATAGAATTTGAACAGCAGGGGAATTATGTTGATCGTGTATCTGTAAAAATCGTTGATCAGCTTATATTTAGGTTGGACTTACCAAAAGCCAATAGGTTAACATTTGACGATTTCCTACTCGCAACACGCAATTTAGGTTATGATTCAGTTGCATATGGTGAATCAACACCGCCATTTTCTGTAATTTATCCGCCTGACGTTTCGCAAAATGAAGGTTTCCAGATTATTGGAATTACAACAACAACATTTGAACCGGCGCATGCTCTCTATGTTGCTGGAAATCAGGTTGCTGCGTTTTCATCTTTAACAAATTCAGTCGCCATTATCGCTGATATTCCTAGATCCGGTCTTTACGGTGTAACAAACGCTGTTTTTAACGGAACTTCCACCGCGGTCGTTGTTAACAGACCACTCACTGACGCAAATGGTGTCACAGATGTCATCGGCAAAAGAATTTATGTCGATCGCTCGCTCGCAGTTTCTAGATATGATCGCCACTTAGAAATAATTTTACCAGATCCTGATCTACCATTAGACAATACCGATGACATCAGCAGTGCCCAAATGGCAGAAGCTACTGTTATATATGATTTAAATTATTCTAGTACTAGCACTGGCTTTGATTCCTCATTATTCGATTCAACGCCATTTGATTCCGGCGAATATATATTTGGTGATGTCATAGTTAGTTTGCCGCAGAGTTTTAATTTTGCAGATTCCGCTGATGAAGAACTGGCGCTCAATCCATTGTTTACATACAAAACAGGTTGTTATGCTGTCATAAATCCTGCTGAAGTGGGATTAAATAATGTTCTTCTAGCTGCAGCAAAAATCGATTATCGTGGCGAGACATTGACAACTGTTCCAAAATTGTACCTGCTTAGAAATTTTTCAGATACAGCTCCATATGAGCTAAGTCTAGTTAATAGATTTGCGTCTTCTACCTGGAAATCTTTTTCTACTATATTCCCGGCAGTACTTTCTGAGTGTATTTTAGTTCTAGTAGTATAATTTCGCATTTTTGATTTTTATAAAAAATAATAAATATATGTATAGCGATTCACTGGAGATATAAATGTTAGATGCCCTCAAATCTAAAGTAGTAGGACATGTTAGAGTTGTTGATAAAAACACTGGTGAAGTTCTACTTGACAAAAATAATGCCATTCACCCAAGAAACATGGGCATTACGATCGCCCGAGGCTTAGTTGGCGCCGCGAATTCTAAAGTTTATAAATTAGTCCTTGGCAATGGAGGCACTACAATTACTTCAGGCGGTGACATCATTTATTTGTCACCAAGAACGGCCCCAACAGACAACACGATCTATAATGAAACATATTCCGAATTAATTACAGCCGTAGATAATTCTGCTGTAGCAACAACAAATCCACTGCCGTCCATTATTTCTAAAATAACCATCGTCGTACTTTTAAGTTCAAATGAGCCAGCCGGTCAAGATCCATCAGATGGAGGAGATGGTTCTGATAACATTAACGATCAATTCGTTTTTGATGAATTGGGTTTAATGACACAAGACAATTTATTACTTTCTCATTTGATTTTTTCACCTATTGAAAAAACCGCAAACAGAACATTAGTTATTACTTACACGTTGACGATTAGCGTAAGTTAATCAAGTTTAGGAATTTGATAAATGCAACTTAATTTTAGACAAGGTTTAGTTAGACGTCAAACAGACATATCGTCTACCCCAACATTTTTACAAAAACATTCTACCACCGGAGATTACATTGATATTAACGTATCTCCGGATCCAACAATTTTCACAATTGCGCATGGCAATGCAAATTATCTAGTAGAAGAATCAAAATCTGTATCGAAAGCTTGGGGCCCTCTAGTTCCGTCTGATACACAGTGGCTTTACTGGGACATTGATTGGGCAACTGGCGCGCTAACACGAGGATTTACCACATTCTCCCCAGTACAAGGTGCTGAGCCTCCAGCAAGTCCCGCGATCGATCAACACTGGTTTGATTTGACAGATCGTGTAATGAAAGTTTGGAACGGCGCTAAATGGCTAATGAAGCTGCGCGTATTTGCCGCACAATATAACTCAAGCGCAATTTTGGTGCATTACACGCTTGGTTCTCAGGTTGGTCTTGATAATACCCCGTGTAATGCAGGACACATAATTTTTGGTAACAATAATAAACCACTTCGTCAAGCTGATGGTACTTTTGTTACTACTGAAAGTGAATTAATCGTAGGTCGTGGCTCATCAACTAATGTTAAATTTGATTCAGTTCTCATATATGCTATGGCAACTGAAAATATGCCGCGCTATTCTTTAATTTCATTTACTGCCCCAGATAAAATTTCGTTGGCATCACATCTCAATATTAATCGTGAAGTTGGCGGCATAATAGTTGAAGATTTGTATGAAAGCGAAGTAGGTTTAGTAATCACAAATGGTAATCTGAAAAATGAATTTTGGTCATGGCCCACATCAGTAATTGGTAAACCTCTATTTTGCGGCCCATCTGGACAATTAACCTTAACACCACCTCCAGTTGGTATAAATCAACAAGTAGGACTCGTGCGGGATTCTGACTCAATTTATATAAATATAATGGTTCCAGTGATACTTTAAGTTTTAAGATTTTTGCCCAGGCGCAATGTGCTTGGACAATTATCATATAATATATTTTAATATAATACTTTATAAGAGATATTTTAGAAAATGCCCACTATTGTCAAGCCTATTTTCGTAAACTCTGAAGGTCGATTACAATCATCACCTGCAGATGCTCAATTAAATATCGGTTCGATTGTTTCACCAGTAGGTCTAGGTTTCACCATCAATGGTAAAGGAATTTTGTTAGATGACGGTTCTTCCACCTCAGGAACCGGTACATCTATAACCCTACAGTCAGCCTATGACCTCAGCGTTGATTCAAATAATAACGCTTCAATCAACCTATCGACCGGAAAAGACTTTGTTATCTATGATGATAATCAGTCTAATCTCTATTTTAAGATAGATTCAGAAACAGGTAAAGTCACAATTACCGGTGATCTTGAGGTTTTTGGTACGTCGACCATTATTACTTCAACTGTTCAAGATGCTGATCATTGGTTAATTAGTCCAGCGCTGCCTTCTCAAAGCGCATTAATTATCAGACCAGATTTCACAACTGGCACTGTAGATTTAGTTTCTATTAGGCCTGGGTATAATAGCCCAGAAGCCTTTAAAATAACAAGTGGTGGCACCACACTTATTACTGATCTTGCCGCAGGCAGCGTTTATGTAAATGGCGATATCACAATAACTGGCACGGTAGATGGCGTAGATGTTTCAAATCTTCAAGCTCAAGTCACTTCACTTGCTGCAACCCTCACTTCACACCTTCTAGCAACTACGAGTACCAAGCACGCTGCTTACCAAGTTGGTGTGCTTCCAAGCCCTTCATTCGCGCCAGCCGCATCAGATGTTCAGTCCGTTATTGACGCGCTAGACATAAAGCTCGCAACTATAAGCCAATCTGGCGCAGGATTGTTCGTTACTAACGTTTCACCTACCACAGCCGGTCTAGTTTCAGATAAACTATATGCGCAGGGCACTATTCCTCCAAATGCGGTCATCACTACCGCAACATCGGACGTGTCAACCGTGAAGATAAGTTTTGTTGCTGAAGGCGGTTCAGCTTTCTATTCGCCGACAGTAGAAGTAGGTCAAGTTGGTGCTATCCCTGTTATGGCCACTTTAACTGAACATCCAACAGATAAACGGTTTTTCCTTGGCACGGCTGATATAACGGTGGTTACACCGGCGCTAGTCAGATTAACCGCTTCAACCGGCGCGATTGCGTATGTAGATGTTTTGGCTGCTCCAGCCGTGCCAACTGTTACATCACTTTCAATTGGCCCCTATCCTGGTGTACAAACTGCAGTCAAAGCCGGAGACATTCTAACTGTTTCCGGTACAGTACAAAATGCTGCAACTAATGTCACGCTATTAACAAATTTTGGAGCAGCCGGTGCAAGTTCTACAGTATACCTTGGTGCTACGGGTTCTGGCGGCTCTGGTTTAAGATCATTCACTGGAACCTTTGTTGTTGGCTCTGCCACTGGTAGCTTCCCAGTTCGTGCTTTTGCTACATCGGCATTCGGTTCAACAAGCTCTTATTTTGAATCAGCTGGAACAGCGCTCCTCGATCAAGCTGTGCCAACATTCGGAGCAATTACTGTTACGTATGCCACTGGCACTAATGCGTTAAAGAATGGAACCACAGCTACTGTAACTGCTCAAGTTTTTGATTTTACGTCTGTGTCATATACCGCAGGAACAGGTTTAAGTGTTGCCTCATCAGGAACATATGCTATCTCAAAATCTGTAACAGGCGTAGGTGGAACATATGTTGATTCAGGAAATAATTACACAATAACAGCAATTAAGTCAAGTAATGGAACCCAAACTATCGCAAATACTCTGGTTAGAATCGCCAATGTGGCGCCAACCGCAGCATTTTCAATTACCGGTTCGCCTGCCAGATTACGAAGTTCCGCCGCCGGCGTAGCATACACGATCACTCTGACAGCTTCACAGAATTTATCATCCGCACCACTTGTTTCTGTTTCTGCTGGCCTACTATCTTCTTTCACTGGAAGCGGGAAAGTTTGGACAGCTACTTTGACAATCAGGGATTCAGATCCACGTGGTTCACAAACATTCACAATTGACAGCATGTTAAATCAAGCACTAATAAGCGGCACAGTAATCACCGCCGGCGGAACTTTCACGATCGGTGGATTCACGCTGCGTCAAATTACATACCCGGCTTTCTCGCGTTACGAAGCAATAGGAACAAATATTTCTGATCCAACGAAAGTTCAAGTCAAATATGCGGGTACTACCCAATTATTAACTTACCAAGCAAGCACCGCAAATGCGGTCCGCGGCTTCTCAGTAGTTAATTCTGCTGGAGTTTTCTCAGCAAATGGAAATTATCTGTATCTGTCTGATGCAGATTTTGCTGGAGCAAATACCACGGGATCCTTGGTTGTTGATATAGAGGAGGTTGCATAATGGCTGCCGAATTTGAAAATTTTGTCCAGCAAGAACTTCCTCGCCGCCCATACGTAACCACAAATCCTGCTCAAGAAACAGTACCAGTTAGACGAGGCCCAGGACCTAGGCAGCTTGAATTCGTTGATATTCAAGAAGGCGAGGTTTTAGGAAAATCTGGCGGTGTCATTACTGGCATCTCAATACTTGAGGTAGGGAATTGTAAAGGTTTAGCTTATGAAAAACCAGTTGCTGCTTCAGTGTGGACAATTGCGCATATGAAAAACACAATAAATGTGCAAATAACAGTTTACGATGAAGAGGGTTCTATTATTTTCCCAGATAAAGTTTCTATTATTGATTCTGATAATGTGCAAGTTTCATTTGCAGGTGCACAGGCTGGACGTGCAGTGTTAATAATGTTCCCATAAATTACACAAAAATGCGTAAAGTTAAATAAAAATAATTAATTTTAATAAATATTGCAAGATGTCAAATACAATTAAACCTATTAAAGGAATAGAGGTTTCTAAATGTCAAAAAACAGAACAGTGAATACGCAAGACATCGTATTAGCCGCAACCCTAAAGGTTCTCGGCTTCAATCTTAATAGAATTGAAAAGAATGGAAACAAGGGTACGTTTGTTTTTGATTCCGTTGATGAAAAAGTTATCGAAGATTACGATCTAGGAAATTTACTGGTCGAACCAGTTGCATTCAATTCTGCAATCAAAGCACTCACGACCGCCACGCGCCGTCAAATCTAACTAAAAACTTACGTAACCTTATAAATATACACGCAAGAGAAAATGACTTTTAATCTGGTTTTATGACTAAAAATCTTTTTCATCTTCTTTTTAATTGACAGGCGTATTAAATGTCGATTAAGCTATATAGACACGGGTCAATAGTGTCACTATAATACTATAATACATAAAATGCATTTTACTGTATTAATTCATTTATTAAACCATTGGAGAAAAGTATGAAAATTAATGGTCATCTACTTTTTAATGCCGACGGTACAGGCCGCGTACAAAACGCGTTCCTTGAGACAACATCAACAGTTGATGGTCTCGCCGTAGGCGCAGCCGGTCGCTTCATTTACCAGACAGGTGCTGGTGGCGAAGGTGCTGGCTTCTATTACTCAACAGATTCAGCTTGGATTAAAGTTGCCAATGCTTCAATTTTAACTGGCGTTCAGACTGAAATCGACGCTGTCGAAACAAGTCTTGGTGCTGGCATTTCATCAACTGGTACATTCGTATCAGGCGGTTTCACAAGCACATTTGCTGATCTCGGCGGCGCTCCAACAAGCTTTACCGATGCTATCAACAAGCTTGCTATCTATTCAAACTCAAACAACCAACTCTCTGAGCTTGACGACGTTGATGTTGCTGGTCTTGCTGATAAAGGTTTACTCCAGTACAACAGCGGTTCAGGCAAGTGGGAAGATGTTACTGTTGCTGGCCTCGCTGGTCAAGTATCACTCGACCAACTCGGCGACGTAGATCTTACAGGTGCAGCTGCTGGCTCATTAATCAAGTTAGTTGGTTCAACCTGGACAGACGTCACAATCGGTTCAGATTCAGGTGTTCAGAAGTATGACGCCGGTCTTGACGCCCTTGCTGACAAGACATCAACAGGTATTCTTGTTCAAACAGGCGCTGATACATTTGCTTCACGTGAAATCGTTGTGCCAACTGGTATGTCAATCACAAATGCTGATGGCGTCGCTGGTAACCCAACAATCGCTCTCGCAAATGACCTCGCAGCTCTTGAAGGTCTTTCAACAACAGGTATTATCGTCCGTACAGGTGACGGTTCAGCTGTAACCCGTGAAGTTGTTGGTTCTGACGGTATTGCTGTCAGCTCCGGCACAGGTGTTTCTGCAAACATCACTCTCTCACTTGACGCAACACTTGTTAGCTTAGCCAACACAACTGACGATGGCATCATGATCCGTAAGGCTGATGGCACCATGGTTGGTAAAGATGTTGCTGGTACAGCTAACCGTGTTGTTGTTACAAACGGTTCAGGCACAGACGCTGGCGACATTCTTGTTGACCTCGCTGTTGTTCCATTCTCTGGTACAGCTGCATTCAGCAAATTTGCCGTTGACTCCTATGGCCGCGTAACAACTTCAACCGCAGTAGTAACAAGCGATATCACAGCTCTCGTTGATGCAACATACGTCAACGCATCTGGTGATTCAATGTCTGGCAACCTCGCAATGGGCAGCAACTTAATCACTGGCCTTGGCGCTCCATCAAACCCTGGCGATGCTACCAACAAGTCATATGTTGATTCAGTAGCCTCAGGTCTGTCATGGAAAGAGCCAGTGCAGAGCGTTGGTACATCATTACCAGGTACAGCTACAACTGGTGATCGCTTCTTAAACACTGCCGACGGCAAAGTTTATACAGCAACAGCCACAAACACATGGGATGCAGGTGTTTCTCCAGCTGACGGCTGGGCATTATTTGATCGTGCAACTGAAACTGGTTATGTATATTCAGGCAGCGCCTGGGTTCAGTTTACTGGTGCTGGTCAGATCACTGCCGGTGTCGGTATGTCCAAAACTGGTAACGTTCTTGACATTAACCTCGGTGCTGGTGTCAAAGAGCTCCCAACTGATGAAGTCGGTCTTGATCTCTACTCTGCTGGCGGTCTCTTACTTACAACAGACGGTTCAGCTGCTTCAACATCATCAGCTGCACAACTCGCAATCGCTCCTCTCGGTGTCACCAACGCTATGTTGGCCGGCTCAATCGAGAATGGCAAGCTTGTTAACAGCTCAATGAGCCTCGCTGGTGACCAGGGTACAGTTGGTTCAGTAGCTCTCGGTGGCACAATCACATTTGACGGCGTAGCTGCTCAAGGTGTTGACGTTGCCGTAACAGGTTCAACAGCTGTAATCACAGTCGCAACAGCTACAACATCCGCACTCGGTGTTGCTAAGTTCTCAAGCGATGACTTCGCCGTTGCAGTTGACGGTACAGTCACTGTGAAAGCTTCTGGTATCGATAATGCTCAACTTGCTAACTCTTCAATGACCTTCGGTGGTGACACTGGCTCAGCCGCTACATCACTTGGTGGTTCATTTGATGTTAAGGGTTCAGGCGCTATCTCCACAGCTGTTGTTGGTTCAACCGCTACTGTTTCAGTTGCAGTTGCTACCGATTCAGTCAAAGGTGTTGCAAGCTTCAGCAGCGACTTCTTCTCAGTGTCAAGCGGTGCAGTCAGCCTCGCAGCTTCCCTCGACGATCTTACCAATGTCGACGGTGCTGATGCCGGTGCTGATAAGTCACTCCTCCAGAAAGATGGCAGCACATGGACAGTTGTTGCTCCTTCAACACTCATGGGTCAAGTTAAGCTTGGCGACCTTGGTGATGTTGGTACAGCCTCAACAGCTACAGTTGGTGAAGTCCTCGCAGTTAAGGGTGACAACACCTTCGGTACAACCAAGATGTTCCATCTCTATGATGGCGCTTCAGCTACAACACACGTTGTTACACACGGCCTTGGCCAGAAGTATTGCAACGTAACAGTTGTTGATGCTGGCGACGAAGTTGTGATCCCACAATCAATCACATTTAATAGCTCAACACAGCTCACAGTTGTGTTCAACTCCGCTATTGCATGTAAGATTGTTGTAATGGGTATCGCTACAGCCTAAGCTGTTTTAATGTAGTAAGGAAAGGAGAAGGACTTAGTCCTTCTCCTTTTTAAGTTTCGGTCTTAAAATTTCTAATAAATTGAAAACTGTTCCATAAAACATAAAATTAGTAAAAATATAATAAATAGCTTTGAAGAAACATCTTACGCCTAAAATAGGATCTTTGCTATGAAATTTTATGGAAACGCAAATTTGCAAAAGAACCAATTACAAAATCCATCTCTGGAAGTTGTTTCATCTTTTCCAGCGAATCCTGTGGTTGGATCACTTATTTTCAAAGGTAATACTGTTTATATCTGTGTTAATGTTCAAGACTACCCAGTTTGGGTTCCATTGACACGCGATATTGAATCATATATACACAATCAAGCTGAATCAACCGCTACTTGGACAATTACTCATGATTTGAATTGTGATATTGTGAGTGTCACCGTTTATGATGAAAATAGCAAAATGATAATCCCTAGCGAGATTCAACTTACAAGCAAAACAACTGCAACCGTTACGTTATCAGCTGCTATGACAGGTAGAGCAATTATTTCAGCTGGCGATACTGATGGCATGAGAGCACCAACAGAATAACATATGATAAAAAGTCATTAACTTTTTAACTAAGGAATTGAATCATGAAATTTTATGGCCACGCCGACCTACAGAAAAATCAGTTACAGAATCCAGCATTGGAAGTCATAGATACATTTCCAGCTAACCCAGT